AGTAAATAAGTGTTGACAAATGAACAAGAGTGTGAGTGGCGGCGGCAGCCTACAGATACACAAGTAACCACAAGCACACAAGCACACACAATGCAAATACTATTGTATTCTAAAGATACAGATGTATATAACAAATTAGTATTAGACAGATGTTTTAATGTGCCTATAATGGAACACACATACATACAGAAGGAAGCACGGACATGCAAATAGACGCAAGAGCAGCAGTAGCAGACGTATACATCAACGAATGGTGGGACGGTATCATAGTCGAGACATGGGACGGCACACAGCATCGATGGGTAGTTAAGGGGGGCGTTGATAACGTAGAGCCTGTATATGATCGCTTGCATAAGGCGCTAGAGAGCACAGACTCAAAAGCATGGCGCGAGGCCTACAAAGAGCTATTAGTGGACGTAGAGTTTGATTAAATTGTAGGTGATAGCCTATTGCACACCAGTAGGCTATAGCATACAATTAGATCACACACACACACAGAAGGACAAGAGAATATGGATAGAAAAGACAAAGAGTTTTTGTGCATAGTGGGCCTTGTGCTCGTTATTATTTACCTCCCTATATTTTTATTGCCAGCAGGAGTTTAGATAATGAGATTACGACAATTAGCAGCAAACCAGACAGAAGTAACATTACCATGCGGTGCAGTAGTATTCTTCAGCTATGAGACACCAGTGGCGGCGATGCTCCCGTCTGGGCAATACATACGCACAGAGCAGAAATATTCAGTAACCACCAGCAAGCACTTGAATAAATGGCTTGTGTCTGTTGCTGATAGTGTTAAACTTGTGCCACAGGATGACTTAAACAGATTAGCAGGGGAATAACAATGGATAGAATCATACAAGAAAAACTCCAAGACGCGGTAAGCCAGCTAAACTTTGCACTAGGCGAACTAAAAGATACTTATAAACCCTACATGGTAGACGGTAGGTATCCTGCTAATGAAGGGACATTTTACATCAATTACGCAAATGGTGGCGCTAGACTTTGCAGAATAGCTAACTCTAGTGGTGATAAGCATAACATATCCGACAGAGGAACAAAGCGCGAAGTTTATGATTTTATTCGCGGTATGTTAACAGGGATTCATTTTAACAAACGAAAAACAAAAGGAAATAACAATGTTTAAAAGAAAAGGAATTAACTACTACAAAACAAGAGTTGACGCGCAAAGATTAGCTGATACTTGTGAAGGCAAACTGATAGCATATTTTGGTGATGTTATAGCGGCAAAGCCTAGGATTGTTGAGTATGAATTAGGCTATGCTGTTCAGTACTGTATTTCTGGCGCGTATTACCCTCAATTAGAGGACAAAACAGAAGGGAATAACAATGCAAGTTAAAAAAGATTACAGGCCTGAATGGTCAGATGAGGACATAAACAAGGCACAAGAGTTACCATTTTGGAAAGTGTGCTTGTGGTTTATGTGGGGTTTCACAATAGGGTTTTTCATAGGAGGTTAGGATATGAGTGCATCAGAAGGTATATGTTTACATCAAATTATAGGCGAATTAGAGCAGATAGAAAAAAGCATTGTTATGAATAAGTTTATTGCAGAGGAAGACGCTAAGATTTTTCTTAATCAACATTTAACAGAAATACGAGAATTAATCCTAAACATAGAGAGCGTATAAAATGACAGACCACAGGATACAGCACGAAAAAAGTAGAATTAGGTTTCTGAATCAAACATTAGACAACCAAGCGGATGCAATTGCTAGACAAGCGTTACAAATTGAGTTACTCTATAAACGATTAGAGGCAGAAAAAAAGGAGAAAGACAAGCCATGAGCCTATTCAACACACTAGCCAGAGAGCTATACGATTATGAACCAGAAGAGTGTTTACACGAATGGGAATACCAACCCGCAGAGTATGAGAGTCTAGACGGACGATCTACTGTCCTACAGTACCCAGAGGGATACTATTGCGCTAAGTGCGACACGTTCCAAGACCAAGAGGATTACTATGAGTGATAACTTTAGCAATGATGTAGACGTTACAGACCCTAATGAATTAGAAGACCCTATAGATCGTATGATTAAGGATATTGTAGACTATAATCTTAACAGTATGCCCGTGAGCGAAATGCTTGCTATAGTGGCAACATTTATGACAGATCAACTAGAAAACACTTCCTTACAAGAAGTACAGCAAGTACATACAGGAATTTACGGAAACCCAGAGGAGATTCATTAAAATGAGGTGCAAAGCGTGTAACACTGCCCTAGAGCAATTTGAGATAAACAGGAAATGTAAGTTATCAGGAGAGTACTTAGACCTATGTACCCCTTGTGCTAACGCTTCCAATGAAGCAATACACCAACAGGAGGAACCAATTTATAGGAACTACGTAGATATACAAGAGGAGGCAGAATATATGCAACAGGAGCTTGCATTATAAATTTACTTATGTTATACTACTATTGTATTGAGGCAAATGATAAATAACCATTTGTTCAATAGTAATTCAATCGCTAATCTATAGGAGAAACACATGGCGGTAATTGAAGGTTTAGCACAGTTCATTAACGTAAGAGAGACGGAAGTGTATCAGGGTAAGGATACAGGACGTTACACTGTAACTTTAACTTTAGACGATGCACAAGCTAATGAGCTATCGTCTAAAGGAGTACAGTTGCGTTCATATGGGGAGGGAGATGCAGCAATTATGCAGCGGAAATTTGCCAGTATCTTTGAAATTAAAGTAATAGATGCAGAAGGAGAAAAATACGAGGGCGATATTCCTAGAGGCTCTAAGGTAAGAATCTCATACAAGTATGGTGATGAACACCCCGTATATGGCGTACCTGTGTACATGGATGCAGTTAGAGTCTTGGAAGAGGGGCAAGCGGGAATAGATGCAGCCCTCTAAGTTTATCAAGCATGAAGCGTGTGAAGTCTGCGGATCATCAGACGCTAAAGCCGTGTACAGCGATGGTGGTAGCTTTTGCTTCTCCTGTCGAACAGTAGGTAAAGGGGAGGGCAGTAATGCCTTCTCCTCTACTGGGCCAACTAAACTCAAGAGGAAGCTAGAAGTGACTGGAGTAATTGCTGATATTCCTGATAGACGGATACCTAAAAGCATTGCCGCCAAGTATGGCGTTACTGTCGAGTATGACGCTCAGGGTAAAATATCGAAGCATATATACCCTTACTATGCTTGTGATACTGATGAAGTGAAAGGAACTAAAGTGCGCCTATGCCACAGTAAGGACTTTTTTGCTACAGGCAGTACTGAGGGCGTAGGACTGTTCGGGCAGCAAGTGTGCAAGGGCAGAGGTAAGTACCTTACAGTAACTGAGGGCGAGATAGACTGTATGGCTATATCTACTATGCTAGGGGGAAAATATGATGTAGTGTCTCTTCGCTCAGGGGCAGCATCAGCAGCTAAAGAGGTGAAAGAACAGCTAGAATGGCTAGAGGGTTATGACAATATAATACTGTGCTTAGACAACGATAAAGCAGGTAAACAGGCTGTGGAGGATGTTAAGGACTTGTTTAGCCCTAGCAAGCTAAAGATAGTCAAGCTGCCTGTAAAAGATGCCAGCGATATGCTACAGGCCAATAAGATAAAAGAGTTTACTACCGCATGGTGGGAGGCTAAAGTCTACAGGCCTGATGGTATTATAAGTGGTAAAGATACATGGGAGGCACTAACCAATAAGATAAAGGTTAAGTCTGTACCATACCCTTGGCAAGGGCTGAATAGCCATACTAAAGGCTTTAGACCATACGAGCTAGTGACTATAACGTCAGGCTCTGGTATGGGAAAGTCTCAGATGGTTAGAGAGCTAGAGTACTACTTGCTAAACGCTACTGAGGATAACATAGGTATCCTAGCACTAGAGGAAGACGTAGCCCGTAGTGCTCTGGGTATCATGTCAATAGCAGCTAATGCACCATTACATCTAGAGGAAGATCTAGACCCAGAGTTAGCCTTTCCATACTGGGAGCAAACGCTGGGTTCTGGTAGATATTACCTTTTCGATCACTGGGGTAGCACAAGCGAAGATAACCTGTTGGCTCGTATACGCTACATGGCAAAAGCGTTAGACTGCAAGTGGATAATACTAGACCACTTATCAATAGTGGTATCAGCACAAGAGAATGGGGACGAGCGTAAAGCTATAGACGCTATTATGACTAATATACGTTCTCTTGTTGCTGAGTTAGGTATTGGTCTATTCTTAGTGTCACACCTCAAGCGAACACAAGGTAGAGCGCATGAGGACGGAGGGCAGATCAGCCTTAGTGAGCTAAGAGGATCACAGTCTATAGCGCAGCTATCTGACATGGTGATAGGACTAGAGAGAGATCAGCAAGCAGACAACGAAGAACAGCGTAATACTACTACAGTACGTGTTCTCAAGAATCGCTACGCTGGTCTTACAGGGGCTTGCTGCTGGTTAAAGTATGACCACCAGACAGGTAGAATGATGGAGACAGCTAAACCACAAGGGGGTGATGATGAGTTGTAGCCCTATATTCTTGGACGCAGAGACTAATGGCCTAAAACCTTCTGAGGTGTGGGTAGTGGTCACAATGCAGGACAGTGTATTACTGGAGCACTATACGCCAGAGTCACTCAGGAAGGCTCTAGACAACGATGCTCTAGTAATAGGTCATAATCTGTTTGGGTATGATATACCTGTGCTCAAAAGGTTATGGGACATAGACATAGACAGCAGCAGAGTAAAGGATACTCTAGTTATGTCTAGACTAGCAGACCCCCAGCGAGACAAGGGTAACTCCCTACGGTCTTGGGGTGAGCGTCTGAACTTCCCTAAGGGTGACCACAGTGATTGGTCTTGCCTGTCGGATGAGATGGTGACTTACTGTAAGCGTGACGTAGAACTAACGGCTGCTGTTTACGAGAGGCTACTGTTTGAGCTACGGGACTTTGGCACAGACTCTGTAGAGCTAGAGCAGAAGGTACAGGAGATTACTCAGCAGCAAGTACGCAATGGCTGGAAGCTAAACGTAGGACAGGCACTGTATTTAGTAGCAACATTAAAGGAGAAACTATTTAACTTAGAGGATGTAGTACACAAAGTATTCAAGCCTTTACCAACCTTCGTTAAGGAGGTGCGCCCAAAAGTAAAAAAGGATGGAACTATCTCTGTCGTAGGTCTTAAATTTCTAGGCGACCAGTGGAGCACTATATCTGGTGACTTCTCTAGAATAGACTACCCTGAGTTTAACTTAGGTTCACGACAGCAGATAGGTAGACACTTACAGTACTTTGGATGGAAACCCTGCCAGTACACTGACAACGGACAGCCTATAGTCAATGAGAAGGTTCTTATAGGCATACAGGACATACCTGAGGCTGCTTACATTTCTGAATACCTGATGGTACAGAAGCGTATAGCACAAGTAGAGTCATGGATAGAGGCTGCTGATGATGAGACAGAGCGTGTACATGGACAGGTGAATACTAATGGAGCAGTGACAGGCAGAATGACACACTCTAAGCCTAATGTAGCACAAGTACCAGCCTCTAGAGCACCCTATGGTGCAGAGTGTAGAGGATGCTGGACTGTGCCTGAGGGCTATAAGCTAGTGGGGTTTGACGCTAGTGGGCTAGAGTTGCGGATGCTTGCACACTACATGAATGATGAGGAATATACCAATGAAGTCATTAATGGAGACATACACACCGCTAATCAAAAGCTTGCAGGACTTGAATCAAGAGATCAGGCGAAGACTTTCATCTATGCCCTCTTG